TGTTGTAACTCGTCCGGAATCGTCCGTCAGAGTCAATCTCAGTCTCGAAGACCTCCAGCTGCTTAGCAAGGTCACGAATAGCAAGGATTGCTGCAGCGATTGGTCTGGCATACAGGTATACCTCCAGTTTCTCCAGCGCCTCTCGATTCATACTGAGTTTCCGCTCGCCTTTCTGGGAAATCCAGACCTCCGGCAGGCGCATCTTTTGGTAAAAAAACTCTTGAATCTGCTTGTGGCTCCGGGGATTCAACGGCTTGTCCCAAACCGCCATCGCGAGCTCGTTCAAAGTCCGCTGCAACCCGGCAATGCGCTCGCGGAGCACCGAGGCCGCGTCTCGCCGGCCCTGAGCATCCACTGCGATCCCGCGTAGCATGATCTCCAGATACGGTCCTTGCAACGCGCGCTCGAAATTGTAAATCTGGGGCGGCTGGTTGAAAAGTCGCTGGAGTTCCTCCCAGACCTCAAGCGTCACGCAGCAATCCAGGCCACAGTAGGTTTGGAGGTTTTCCCCAGGGGAGAGGCCAAACGGGCGGAGCGCGCTGGTGTCGATCTGGGGCATCTAGTATTTCCCCCACTCCATACATTCGAGAATCTGTTCAGCAGCATCAACAGTCAGCACCTTGTGAACCAGCGGGTGATATTGCCACGTTCCCCAGTCTGGATGTTCCCCCACCAGTACCACATGCTTTCCCAGCGCAAGCGCCGCACCAACCTCCACCAGAGCCCCACACAGGTGCTCCCCTGATTCGGCATATACTACCAGCGCATCCGCCCGCGCCACATCTTCCAGATCATGAATCCAACCTATTTTACAAAACTGTGGTTCATCTGGAACCTGACCAGCGTAATGAGTAATCCAGCGAGAAACTAGATCAAACCGAGAGAACTCCAAACCATTATTCCATCGCTCCCCGTGCTTGAACTTCGAGGCAATGTAGATCTTAAGCATCACCAGTTCTCCTCTGTCTTAGTCGCCCAGATATATCCCAGCACCACCACCTCTGCCTCCCCCTTGAACCATTTCACCAGGGCCGCTGGCAGCCCACGCTCGATCAGCCCGATGGCTTGCACTCTCCCTTGCCGTCCATCGATATGCTGGACAAGTTCCCCGACTTCAATTCTCTGCTGACGTTGCTGGTTCTGCTGGCTTCCCACCGCCTCCTCCCACGATGCTCCCGGTAGTAGCGGGCGTTGTATTCTCGCTGACATTTCAAACACCGTCGAAAACTATCCCCATTGGTGTTATAATCAATCCGGACGTTCTCCCCTGTCAGCGGATGCCCGGCGCTGCAATAGTCCCTTCTGGTCATTCGTCCCGTTTCTCCGAATCCGGCCGCTCACGGCGCATTAGTTTCCAGCTAGCCTCATTCGTATAAATACTTCCCAGGAACCCCAAACCCTTCTGCAGCTCCGGATGCAGCGAGTGATGCAGCAGCATGGTGTCCTCGACGACTCGCCGGGGGCGGAGTCCCATTCGGAGCAGATACTGGAGATCATAAAGCCCATTTTGGAAGACCTTGGGTATTCCACTTGCGAGCAAGCGTGACACGCACTCCCAAGCTCGAAGTTCTTCTCCATCCTGTTGCCAGTATGAATATCCTAGTTTGCTTTGATCGACAAACGGGATAACTATCGCGTCGCTTCGACTCCGCGCGAATCCTACGCATTTGATCTGGCCTGCGCCAGTTTCTATGTCGCAAGAGAGTAACGGAATAGCTCCAGGCGAAGTGGCTGCCAGCGCTAAGCATTCTTCTGTCCATGCTTCACACTCCTCAATCGTCGGATTCACCAGCACCTGCCGCTTCGGTCGAACAAGCTGGGGGCTCTGCGCCTCTCGCCAAGCTTTCATCAAGTCCGCAACCACGATCGGGCGCCAAGCCCACTGACGCAGCACCCCAGCTGGGTGGTAAGTCGGAAGGGCTTTGTGTCCGGTCTCCACCAATGTCGTGGTTCCTCGAATGCTCCCGATGTTCGTCGCGCGGAGCAGCGCCCAGCAAGCGGTGTTCCCGGCTAGGACCAGCATATTCGGCTTGGCCTCAGCAATCTCAGCCTCCAGCCTCTCCACCTCTCCCAGGTATTGCTCTCCCAGATACCGGCCTTTGATCAGTGCTGGCCAGCGCCCCGCTCGCTCCCCTGCCTCAGCCTTTGAGGTGCAGAGCGCCCCCAGGTCATTCCCCGGGGGACGCAGAGCGAGCACATTCGTGAAAGCAATTCCAAGAGCCTCCAACCACTCGCCCCTGTGTCTGATCCAGGCGCTGCCGTAGTCCAGCATCCGATCGGCCTCGACACGGAGCTGGAGCTGCTCTGGGATTGCCTCCCCCAACATCCGCCAAAGTTCCTTCCCTGACGTTCCGACGAAAGGCTGGCGCGCTTGCGCCTCCTGCTCTCCCCAGGCTTCACCAACCACCAGCATCTTGGGATGCCTGGGGCCGGTCCAGGCGGCAAACGGAGGGAGTGGGGAGTGCTCAGGCAATATCAATTCCTCCTTGCTTGAGCTTTATTTTAATTTGTTTTTCTAACCAGTCAACCAATTCCAAGGATTCAAATTTATTGAGCATTGAAACCGCGCGGTGTAGACAATCTGAGCCCATTGTTGGTTCGGTTGAATAAAGTCTTTTATAATGGCCGAGATCTTCAAGAATTTTAATCAGTCTTGACGCTGCAACAACAGCTTCAGTAGTGATCTTCACAGCCCCAGCCCTCCCTTTGACGCCTCTCGCATCACACGCTTATCCCGCAAAGCCTTCCGCGCCACCGCGCAGATCTCCGGGTCCAGTTCCAGCCCGAGCACGTTCGCCCCCAGGCTTTCCGCCGCGCGCAGACTCGCCCCGCTCCCACAAGTCGGGTCTAGCATCCGGGTTTCCCCGTCCACCAGCATCTCCATAAAATGCCTCAGCATCGGCTCCGGCTTGGTACTAGCATGGAGGCTCCGATCCGTCGGGCTCGCATACAGGTCCGCGCGGGTTTGGATTAGCTGACGCCTCCCCCGGCTGGCCAGCAGCGCGGTCTCGTAAACATGTCTGGGGTGGCGCCTGCTGTCCCCCGCAATTCCCTTGTTGTCAGACTTATGCCAGATCAGCGGGAACGGCGTGAATTCCAAATCCGGTGCCAGCGCGCGGAACAGCCTCCGGGTCTCACTTCCCCCACTCAGCTCATGGCGGTCGGAGAACCAGAACATCAAATGCCCGGAGAGGCTCATCAGCCGGTCTAGGTTCAGACAGAGACACTCCACCAGAGCATAGTAAATCTCCTCACTGGACGCATAGGGCAGCACGCTCGGCTCGGCTCCCCGGCCCTGTTCCCCTCCAAACGGGTCCACCACGTAGGGGAAATCACAGTGAATGAAATTGAACCCCGGCCCGGAGTACCTGGGAGCCCACTGCAGAAAATCCTCGTTGAGAATAGCCTCTGGGCTCGCGCCCGCAAGCGCCTCCCCCGGAACAACCACCCGACTCGTTCCCTGCAGCGGAACAATCTGTGCTGGAGTCAGCGCGCGACCAACAAGCGCCTGGGCCGCCTCTGCCTCCTCCATCACCACCGGGACCGAGGCTAGCTCATCCAGCGCATCTCCCAGCGCACGCTGGTCCCGACGGGTCAGCACGTTGTAAGCCTCCCGCACGGTCCCACAGCTTTCCACCCTAGGGTCTCCCAGCTCACCCTGCACTCGCAGATACATCGAAACCGTTCCGGTGGTCAGGCTCGCGACCTCCCCGGTCTCCCCCAGGGTCCAATCTGGATCGAGCTCTCGGCAAAGCCGGTGAATTCCCGCCACGCTCTGCACCAAATCCTGCCAAGCCAGGTCTTTCCGCTTGGCGTTCTCGGTGAGCTCAAGCAGCTGGGACTCCAGTGGGGTCAGATCGGAGGCCAAGCGGACTGGAATCGTGGTCAGGTCCTGGCCGGAGGCAGCGACCAGCGTCCCCCGCTCCACTAGATTCCGGCAGCTCTGCAACCTGCACTCCCCGGAGACCAGGATCCATCTCGGCCCCGGGGCAAGCTCGACCAGCAGCGGCATGAGCACCCCAAGCCGGGCGATGCTAGGTTCACAGTGTCCGGTTGCCACTCGACCCTGGGAGTCCCGCTCGCGTTGGCGCTGACGGAACTCAAAGGGAATTTCAATCTGGTCGATTGCTACTCTGGGGAATTGATCGGAAAGGGGCATCCGCAAGCTCCATTAAAAAGCTAAAGCAGCATAGATCAAATAAAATACGTTCAACGCTCCAGACAAAGCTGCCCAAAATGGCGAATGCCAATGCCCCCAAGAAACAAAAGCTGCCCAAACAGCGAAAAAACCCCAGCCCCAAGTCCCAGCAATTTCAATTTTCATCCTCGCCTCCTGCTGCACGTGCTTCCGAGCGGATATTTAAGTCCGCCGCCCGGACCGGACCGGGGGCTTTCAGCCAGCCCCCCTCAGGCTAAGCCTGGGCTTGCACCTGCCTCTACGCCTAGTCTTCCTCCCCTCTCAAATTATCCGCGAAGGCGATGAATTCCCCAGGGGTCCGGGTGTCCTGCCTCCACTTCACATCGAACTTGACCCGCGCGCCGGTAGCCTCTGGCAGCACCTCGGCATATCCACGGCCCTTCAGCGTCAACCCCAGCCCCTCGCTCAGAAACCGATCGAGAATATCCAGCCGATTGTCGTAGAAGTCATAGCTGAGGTTCTTCTGAGCCAGCGCCACCGGCACCGGCTTACCTCCCTCCTCCCGGACTTCCATCCGGTCTTCCTCATCCACCGAGTCCGGCCATTCGACCGCTCGGAGGCTGAATCGAATGGACTCCTCATAGTTCGGCATCGTCCCGTCGGCCCGGGCGCGAGCAGCGTTAACCTGCACCCCGGTGATAACCCCGATGTAGCCCTCGGCAGCCGGGAGCAGCTTCGGCTTGACGGCCACCCCTGCCGGGCGCTGGTAAAGTTTTCCAAGATCAGGCATTTGCAAGATTTCCTTCATGGTGATTTGCCGGTTGGCAGCCCGGAAGGGGGCCAGCATCACCTGAGCCCCCTGGGAAGACGGAACAGCTGCCTGGCGTACCTAACCGGGAGCCTCTCCCCTCACATCTCGGAAATAATCTGCCAAGCCGGTCTCCAGCGGATACTCCCCCTTCACCCTCCCAGGGGCGGTGTTCTTCAGCTCCACCGCGCCCCGCGTGGCTGTCCAGATCCTCCGCTTGACGTTCTCCCCGCTCCCGCTGCTTTGCACCATCAGAGTCGAGTTGAAATACCTCCCGACCTTCGGTGGGAGGGCCTTCCCCAGGGTGTTCAGATACCCCCGCTCTTGCCCCTCCGGCCCCAGAAACGCCAC